CAGTGTAGGCCAGGGCTGCTGGAAAATTAGTTGCTCTTACTGTAAATGTATATGTTCGAGTAATTCTTGCCTGGTATGGTATTCTACCGGCCAGGTATCCCGTAGCAGTATCTAACTCCAGGCCAGGTGGTATTTCACTGGGGCTACTGTCTGGGTTGACAGGAACAACAAAGTAAGAGATGGTTCCAGTTAATGATGGAGGATCATATACTTCTAAGAAAATAATCACATAGTTGTTGGCTCTAACACGTCCTAGGTTGCTTCCAGTGATCCAAATTGGAACTCTAAAACTGCTGGAATCGGCCTGAAACAGATTGGTATCAACTTGTACAATGCTGTTGTCAGCCTGCAGAAATTCTTCTGTGACCACATAAATCTTGAATAGTCGAGTTTCTGTATAAATTCCGTCAGTGACTCCAACCAAGAAATTATAAATCCTACTAAGGCGTTTTGGAATTCTGCTAGGCTCGTTGTAATCAAATGTTACAATGTCGTATAAAAAAGTATCGTAACCATTGCTATTGGCTTCTACAAAATCCAAAGGAGTAACGTCTAATGGAGCAGTATCATATCCACCATATATGCTACCGGTGTATTCAAGAGCAAAGATAGGATCTGTAAATCCAGAAATAATTCCATCACTGCTTAATGATAGGCCAGGCGGCATTAGTCCACCGTTGGGCACTAGATAAAATGTTAAGGTATCGCCAGCTGTTAGATCTGGATCACGAGCTTCCAGTTGAAAATTAACTTGTGCATTATCAAGTACAAAATATGCTTCGCCTTGCCCTACATTTAAGAATCCTTCTCGGGTCAACCACACAGGTTGGTCAGCTCCGTCTACTCCTAGACTAAATGTTCTATCTTCTATATCTTGACCGTCGTCTGTACGAACAACAAATCTGCTTTCAGTGTACACCCGTTGTTCTACTGGTGATCCTATTATGCGATTTTCTTTCAATACCAATCCACGAGGTAGGTTGCCAGCAATTATACTAAACGCAACAGTGCCTACATCAGACGTGGCCTGAAGTGGTATATCAATGCCAATGCGTTCGGTTAATAATCCTAAACTGCCAGCTGGTGTTGTCCAGGTGATCATGTAGACCGCTCCTTAAACAATGGTTCCGCAATCTAAACTAACTGTTCCAGGAAGTGTAATAAGACCAAAGTCGATGTTGCTTGCAGCATAGATCACCTGAATGGCATTGTCAAACTCTCCGGTAATAGATCCAAAGTCGTATGATGTTAAAATATCAGTTACAGGAATAATAGTTTTAAACAGTATTGAAGATCCGGAAGTGGTCACTTCGATATCTTTTCTGCTGGTAACTGATCCAGGTGCAGCAGTACCGCCTAGAGTAATTTGTTGATGCGTGCTGGCCAACATGCTGCCAGAATCAGTGTCAAATCTAATGAATGCATCCGGAGTTGTGTTGTTGATGATGATGGCAGTGTCAGTTTCGTTCAACAGCATTTTTGTGCCAGACACTAGCTTTTTAAATTCTAAATTAGTGCCAGTCTTTTGTTTGAACACGCCTGATCCGGTTGCCCCAACATTAGACGCTGTGATAGTTAACTGCGTACTTAAATCTGCAAAGTTGGCATTGACCTTTTGAAAGGCGGTGCGGAGATCATCACCTAGCCCGTCGTTTACTTGATTACCAATATTAATTGTTTGTACTGTCATTATGCGCTCTCTTTATAGTATTTACCGTTATGCAATTGGACCTAAAGCTGCCGCTATTCTGTCTAGTGCTGCTGCTACAGTAGTAGGCGCTGTTCCTGTCCAATCTCCGGATACTGCTGGTGTATAAGTTGCAGCATACAATTCTGTAAAGTTGGCATTGACTTTTTGGAACGCTGCCCGTAAGCTGTCGCCATTTTTATCGTTGGCCGTTGTGCCTACGTTGATTGTTTGTTTTGTCATTTATTGCTCCGATTATACCAATGCTGCTATTTTTGTTTGGAAGTCAGCAAAGTCTGTGCTAGCCGCCACTACTGATTGCAATTGAACTAAATTAATTACTCTACTACCGTTAACTGTTATTTTTTGAGCAACTGTTAGATCATTTTCTACCACAACATCTGATTCAAATTTTGTTATCGGAGTTACAACAATTTGAGATGAATCTGCGGAATCAATCAAGTTGGTAAATATGTTGCCCGTAAATACACCGCTCACAGAAGAACTGTAAGAAACTTCTTTTGTGGTCGAATTGTACTGTACAACACCATTGGCACCGGGTTGATTTCTAATAGGAGCCACTACTAAACTGCTGGCAGTGGTGTTTTCCAGCGGTACTCCTGTAGCATTAACAATGATGGAGTTGTCGGCCTGACCGGTGACTCCAGCAATAGCTCCAATGGCCACGGCATAACTGCCCTGATTGTCCAAGCCACTACTTGCGCCCACAGCCACAGCGTAGGTGCCCTGATTGTTTTGTCCAGCACTGACTCCAATACCAATTCCACCCAATCCCTGTCCTTGAGTACCGGCTGCCTTACCAACAGCTACAGCGTTCTGACCCTGTGTGGTTTGTCCAGCCTCACTACCAACAGCTACACTGTGTGCGCCTTGACTAGTTTGCCCCGCTTGTAGTCCCACTGATACAGCGTTGGTGCCTTGTGCGGTGGCTCCAGCACTATCTCCAACAGCAACAGTGTTGTCGCCTTGACCAATACCTGCACCGTTACCCAGTGCAATTGAAGTTTCTGATGTGCGCAGTGTTGTGGCAAAGATACCGCCATACACCTTATTCTCCACAGCATCAACAATTAAACTTAAGTCATCACCAAAAATACTACCTTTCAAATCAAACACAGGATTGACAGTAAATGTTAACGTGTCAGTCACTGTATCTTTTGTCAGGGTGATTCCCTGTCCACTGTTGATATTCAACACGTCAGTTACCGAATCAGCCAATATTCTATTAACCGTATCGCCGTTGACTTGAATCTGAGTAAACGTGTTCTGCGCAGGTGCTGAGTTGGTAATGGTAACGTCACCTGATGCTGCATCAGCACTCACAGTGATACCCACACCACTGGAAACGCTAAGAATTCCAGTGTTGGTAATCCTAATTCCACTACCAGTACTGTTGTTGATGTTGATACCTGCACCCACTGTTCGCCCTGCTGGTAGAGCAGTGGAACTGGTCAGGCTCAATACACCAGTGTTGGTAACAGTGGTGGTTCCGCTCACAGTTACTACACTGATACCACCGGCTGCTGCAATACTGAGTATGCCAGTATTGCTGAATGTGATTGAGTCAGCACCTGAACCAACCAGCATGGAAATGCCGCTGCCTGACAACAGGTTAACATTGTCACCAAACATCTGTGCTTCGATGCTGTTGCCGCCGTCAACGTTTATTGTTTTAAAGAATGTTTTTGTAGGATCAATCAGCAAGGCACCATCAATGGTTGACCCTGCAGGAATATCAACATGTGCGCCAATGCCTTTGATCTGTGCTGCACCAATCCAAACACCATTGCCTGCATCCTGTGTGTCTACTACATATCCTCCAGCATACACAGCTCTCCATACATAGTCGGAAGCACCTAAACTATATAAATTATCCGTTGAGGGAGATACATCTGTATCTAATGTACTAAAATCTATAGGAGTCAATCCTGACCCGTCGCCGACAGTTGCGACCAAACTGTCAAAGTTTTCATTTATCAGGGCGAATGCATCATAAATGTTACTCCATAGTAAGGGAGGCGCTCCCGGAGTTATGTTGTTGTTAAATGCCATTATGTTCTCCCTACTGCAATTTCAAGTGTACCAATATGGTCACTGTCATAATCTTTTAGCGCCTTGCCGACCACAGTACCGACCTTGACATCGCCAACCGCAGCCATTGCTACTCCTGCAATACCCGATGTCACCAAGATGTCTCCTTTCTTGATCTTACCAACCACGCGACACGGTACACGCCCTTGAAGTGCTACTAGATTCTTAAGTCCTGGACATGCTTCGTACATGGTGTAGGCAGCAGTGTTGGACACAACACCTGCTACTCTGGTATCGTTTTTAACATCGGTAGTGGTAACTTCAAACTCACCACCAAATACCAATACAGTACCTACTGGGTAATCTGCATCGCCTTCGTAGTTTTCTGCCAAGTCTGCAGAGTATGTGGCCTGTAGTCTTGATTCATTTGGGCTAGTACCAGTCAAGGTCCACCGTCCTGTGATAGTACCAGGAGTGGTGTTACCGCCTGTGGTGAGTGCAGTGACCTGTATGCTTGACGCTACTATCGGAGCATTACTAACACCGTTTTGTGTTTTAAAGAAATGAGTGTCGTTCCAGTAGTTAGTGGCCTTGTCTCCTGCTAGACTACCGTCAGCTATCAGTATACCACCTTGTGTGTTGAATCCATAATATCTAATGAATCCACCGGTAGCAGTAGTTGCACTATCAACTGAGACTTGAGTATCAATTTTAACCTGGCTGACGTCAACAATGCGTCCACCAAAGTCTCCACTGCTGTCTCGAATCATAATTTCACTAGCACCAACGGCAGCACTGGATCCTGCAGTTCCTTGAACTATGGCATAGCCACCATCAGACGTGGCATCTACTCCAGTTCTTCTTAAAAATCCAAGTGAACTGTATTGTGATTTTTTGATAGCCAATCCAGCATCAACCACAGTGCTGAATGCCACATCGGTTACATCTGCTGTAGACAAGGTTGAGTTACCTACCACTGTTCTGCTGGCACTTTGTTCAATTTTAGTTTTAGGCAGTCCGTTGTTTTTAACAGTGACGTAGCCATCAGTGACTGTGAATTGTGCAGTGTCAAAACTTGACAGTCCACTAGCAGCTTGCTTCTCAGCTGCGGTACCTGTAGGAGCACTGACTCTAGCAGATGCTATGGTCATCAACAACTTGCTTTGAACAATGTTTGCTGCTGCATTGACTTCTAGATTGTTTACAACTCCTGCATTGAGTTGAATATCAATATTGCTGCCACTTCGAGTAGAAGTAACATCGCCAGTGATGCTCACGTTGATGGCTGCATTGCCAGTTCCAGTAAATGCCAACAGCTGGCCAGTTGTGGGAGTTGTAATTGTGGTATTTTGAAAGTTGGCAAAGGTCAAACTTCTAAGATTAACAGCATCTTGGGCGCTGACCGCATCAGTCAAGTTCACAATTTTGTTGTTGCCTAGATCCATTATGGCCTTCATGGCAACACCAGACGGTGGTGTCAATGGCATGAATCCGCCAATGGCGCCTGGAATCAACAGTTCGTCTCTGACCTTGGTTAGTCCATCATGTGATACACCCAGCTTGCGTTCAATGTAGATACGAGTTGCGTTTTCGGTTGGCACAGTATCGGTGGCGTTGTCTGAAAATGCAGAGTCTGTTGAGAACTCACTGATAGGTACACCACGTTTGAATCCAATACCATCCAGGTTACTCAGCGCAATACTGGCCGAGAATGTAACAGTACCTGTACCTTGGTCAACTTTAAAATACGGTCCCACTTTGAAGTTACCAAATTGGTCAGTGGTCACATAGAATACTCGTCCCACATCTCGTTCTTGAACTTCAGTTTCTTCATTGATTGGATTTACAGATGCTCCGTATATCTCTTTTGGATAGTTGGTATCTGCATAACCACCTGTACCAATTTCCAATAGGTCATGACTGGTAACTCTGGTCAAAGCAATACGTATGGTAAGATTTCCTGTCGCACCGTTTGATCTAATGGCCACTGCACCCTTGATGGTATAGGACGAAGCGTATGCTACCAAACTGTCTACCAGTGGCCTACTCACATACAGTCTAGCAAATGGCTGGTTGGTAATTTCCTCACTGTCGTATTGTGTGACAATGTATTCTTCGCCCTTGAACATGAATTTTGAACCAACCACACGACTGCGAACCTGATCAGCAACTGCCACAATGGCCCAGGTAGTGTCTCCCGCTCTACCACTTACTCTGGAGATGGAATGTGTACCACTTTGTGAACCGCTAGTGTCAATTGGTGTGCCACCTGGTGTTGCTGAAAATTTAAATGTGTTGGCAGTTAGGTCTGTGGCCAGCACATGATAGTTGGCCAGTGTTGAAATGCCTGATGGCAATGAGCCTGAAGTGATCCATCTAAATACTTCTCCTGCCACAAAGCCATGCTCGGTGGCAGTGACAACTGCTGGAGTTGCAATGGACACTGTGACAGGTACATAACCGCCAGCTACTGCTGTCATTGTGCCCGACGCAGTGGTCAATGCAAATGCACCGCCGCCAGGTGTTGCTGCAATAGTAATTTTACTGTCTGGAACTACTCTACCTGCAATAGCAGCAACTGGTCCAATGGCGCCACTGGCACCGGATGTGTAGGTGAATGTAGTAGCATTGGTAACCGTGATGGTCACTGCATTGTCTGAGTCTAGATCAGTGGCAGTGGTATCAATGTTGATGACCTGCCCTGTGGCCAGGCCGTGATTAACTGAAGTGACAATAGTAGCAAGAGTGGCTGCTCTAGTTACAGTAGCAACAGGAATGTTTGCACTAAATGGACTTGATCTAACATAGTAAGTAGTACCTGATACTATGTTGCCAAATGCAGTTCCTGAAAACACAATAGGCATTCCAGATCTAACCTGATAGGAAATTGTGCTGAGTGTTATTAAGTTAGTAGATGTTGTGGTGTTAGACGCAACAATATTATACAATGCCGGTTCACCAGGTTGCCACAAGGTATACTCGATAAAGTCGTAGTTTTCTCTAAGGTTAGTTTTTGTTAGCCCTTCGTGCTTCAGAGTAAAACTGCCTGATCCTGCCGACGTTGTGTTGATGGCATTTCCGTTCTTTGTAAGTGAAATGCTGAACTGGGTATCTGTTAATCCAATAGGCAGTACATAATATTCTTGTTCTGAGATCAGTCCTGCAGGCAGTGTTACTGAGGATTTAAAACTGACAATGAAGTTTTCCAACAGCTTGTGCGTTTTCACGCCCTGTATGGACAATCCTGTACCGTTTGTTAGAGTGACTTCTGTGCCTCCTATTGCGGTAGAAACTTTGAATTGATTGTATTCTGGCACTGCAACCACATAATAGGTGGTTCCTGAAGTGAATCCATTTGCAGTCGACGTTGGAATAAACTTGTCGCCCAGTCGTAATTTGTGATTCTGGTTGATCGTACAAACATTGCTGGCAATGGTAGTAATCGTGGCCAACATTTTAAACACAGCAGGGCTGGCATTAGTAATGCTGACAGGATAAGGACCGTTGGCGTCAACTAGTGTTGTAAACTGTAGCACACGATAAACAGTGTTACCTGTTTCTCTAAGCTTCAGACCTGTGGATGGACGAACCGCCACTCCAGATAAATTTCCACTTAGAACAATTATTCCATTGGCTCTCAAGGTCATGACTGTTCCATCTGGAACAATGGCAAATAATCCTTCTGTTGTGGCAGCCCCGGTACCTGCACTCAGATTCAGTCTTACAACCCCTGCAGGAAAACTGTCTTCAACGGCAACAGAGGTAACTGGATATCTATAGATGATTCCACCGTGGTCAACTTCTAATTCTGCACCACCGTTTGGAACATAGTCGTATGCATAGACATAGATGAACAATCCACCCAGTGTGTTTTGATAGGTAGGACTTGGATAATAGGCTCTGACTTTTTGTGCTAGATCCTCAAATATAGTTGTAGGCGTTGGCACTTCTAACGGATCAGATCCTTCTGCTACTAGAGCAAAATTACCGTGAGCACTTGACCCACCCACACTGCGTATCTGTGCTCCATTGATAGCATAGTATGATATGTGACAGTAGTAGGTAAACATAGAAACAGATTCTACCAGTCCACCGTTGGTTGCACATATGCCATACCCTAGGTCGTTGATCTGTGTAAAGTCGTTGCAGAGTAAACTTCTATTGCCCGGCATCAGAAGTTCGTATATTCTTTGATAACTGGTTGTACCAGAGGTAGCACCCGTGGTAACTATCTTCACTGTTGATCCAAAAGCAGCACTGATATTAAACGTGTTGTTGCTTAGACCATCTTCTGTTACATAATATTCCTGTCCAGACACAATACCTGTGGGTAAGCTGCCACCCACATTGGTAAAGATAACAGTTGTGCCAAATTGCAATCTATGATCTGTTCTAGTGATCACTGCAGGATTTCCTACACTGATGGTACAAACTTGAGATCCTGGACTTCTTGTAAAGGGAGTAGTGTCATCCAACACCAGTACCGCGGTAGACCCACTAGGGCTGTATACATAATTTCTTACATAGTTTACACGGAATACAACATCATCTACCAAGAATGATGCTGGTAACTGTGGAAGTCTCTCTAGATTTTCTATAGACAAAAATGTATTGGTTACATCTGTGGCTACGTGTTTGAATTGTAAATTTCCAGTGAATCCATCTACGAACATGCCGCCGGCAAATATTTGCGAATCGATACTTCTAGAAAAACTTGCGCACTCTTGAAAGTAAGGAGACTTGGCAAGGATTTGCCCTTGTGGATCCAGTACTCCCATGAAGCCGCCGTGTCCTTGCGCAGACATGGCCTGCCAGCGAACTGCGTCGTTGGCCAGGAACACATCCATTTCGTTGTTGTCTTTGGGATAGTTCACACTGCCTGATCCATCAATCACATCTTTCAGCGCTGCAATCAATTCAGTTATCACTGTTCCGGAACCTGATTCTGCCTGGAAAGCTGGATCTATAATCTGCGCAAACGTGGTCTGTCTAACTGGAGCATATACAACATTATTAATCACACTCTGCATTATATCATCAAGATGATCCAGCACTGCTAGATACTGCGATAGCTGCGTTGTGATGGTTATACGAGCACTGGCACTTTCGTAGTATTTTAAACCTGCCGAAATGGTTCTATTATAGTCACCATACTTAAGGTCAAATGCAAAGGCATCAACCAACAATCCTGTATCTCTTTTGCACAAGGACTTGTTGTAATCAAACAGCGTGTTGAACGGAGCAACATTGTTCAGTATGTTGTAGTCCATCCAGGACACTATTTCTTCCTGGATGAATTCTCTGTTGAGTTCTAATAGAGCAGCCGCTGATGAGTAGCTGCCTTTGTTGTTGATTTTTGGATACACTGGATCTGCAGAATCTTGAAGATAATGATAACCGTGCAGTCTAGTTGCAGTGGTCAATCCATCTATGACTAGATCTCTTCGGAATTTTACAAAAGCATATGGACTTGAACTTGTACCAGGACGGGGTCTAATAATAACTCTGCGGAATTCATCACCCACGATAGACACATTCTGCGACAGCTTTAATGGATAATTTTCATAGTACTCACCGCTTTCGACCAGCACACAAATCTGAATGCTCTTGGTGACATCACCGTATGATATAGTTTCGTCAAGTTCAAAATTACCAAACTTAATATCAACATCAAACAGTTCGTTGCCATCACTGTCTAATTCTCCCTGGTGTGACAAAATCTGTGCCAGTGCTCCTGATGTGTTGCCTTTCAAGAACAGTCCTTCACGGATGTCGCGTCCTCGTATTGCTTCGGGAGTATTGGTTAATACATCGCCTGTAAAGTCGGTTCTTTGACCAGCGGTAAAAATTGCAAATCTAGGAAGATCCACACTTAGCACCGGTAAAGTAGTAAACCCAGTTCCGCGATCAGTTATGGTAATACTGGTAATTACTCCGCCAGTGACCACAGCAGCGCCAAATCCGCCTGAGCCACCGCCCCCAGCAATACGCACAGAAACCAAACTGTATCCTGTACCACCATTGGTAATAATTACTGAGTTTACTCTGTAGGTTATATCAAATCTAGCTCCAACGCCCGGGGATGCTATGCCGCCTGGCGCTGCGGAATCAACAATAATAACTGACACATTGTTTGAACCCGGCAAAACACTATATGAGCCTGAACTTATTATTATCCAAGTTAAAATTTGTCCCGGGGTGCTAGCTGTTGATAATACTTTAATAGTGGCCTTGCCGCCACCTGGGGAAATAACTCCGCCAACCAACTCTAAAATATCCCCAACGTAGTAGTTGGCTCCAGGACTTGCAAAATCTATAACGGCTGTGTCCACGCTCATACTCAAGGTACCAGTAAAGCCTGTACCTGAATCGGGAGCAGGAGATATTGATGCCAGTGTACAATCCGCAACGCCGCCATTATAGGTCAATGTTTTTCTATAAGGGCCGATGTCTTGGGGTGCTTCCAGTACTAATTCTTCGGCACGTTTTAGTGCCGCTTCTATAGTACGATAAGCATATGCCAACGCACGACCTTGTATAGCTTTTGAAACGCCTATTCTATCATCTTGTCCAGACAGGGCCACATACAAATTAGATATAGATCCAAACGAGGCGTTGTCAACATAACGTTTTGTTGCAGCAATTAATCCATTGTATACTATATCATCATCTGGCTCTGGATCTCTAGAAAGAATTAATGGGCCGCCCATGCGTCCAAATGCAGAATTTACGGTGCCGGTCTCAGGATCAACAGCATCGACTCCAGCTCTGGACAACTTGGAATCGGCATATGCTTTGTTAACCAGCTCGTGTTTGAAGATTGGAGATAATGGCAGCAATGTGGTTCCGGCATCGTAAATACGATATTGCTCGCCGCCCGAACGCATGGAAAGATCTCCACCAATCTGTGGTGATGTATCTGCTGATATTTCAGCAAAGTCTGCATTAATAGTAATTTCATTAGGATTAGTAATAAAATCAATACTAATACCGTTACCGGGAGCTAGTGTTTTAAATGCTACCCCTGATTCTGTATTATTAACAGTTACGATAGGAGTTGATCCAGTAGTTGGATCGTTTTGTCCAACATAGGTTGCTGGAGTATCATCTAGTCCTATAAATTGTAATCGTTCGCCTAGTCCTAGCGAACTGTACAGTTCTTGGAAGTTGTTATTTACTTTGCGGAACGAGTCGCGAATACTATCGCCTGTACCATCGTTACCTACTATACCTACATCAATTGGTTTTCTTGCCATGGCTGATCCTAATAATAAATCGTATACTAATATTTAGCCCAAAGTTTTATAAGCCTAATGTAAATACACTATGTTCATCAAGATAGAAACACAAGAAAATCAATACTTTAGAGTCAGTAAAAGTGGTGTAGAACACTCTTACAAAAGAAAAAAAACCCTAGCGGTCTTTAGATGTGACAATTGTAATGCTGGATTCGTAAGAGATCTAAAACATGTTGATCACAAACGTCTGAGCAATAATTATTTTCACTGTTGTAGCGGCTGCGATACCAAACGATTTGCTCAACGCAAAGGAGTAGAGCAGAAAAAGATATGGGATTTACCCGCTTCTACTACCTTGCCTGTAGGAAAATACTAAATATTTTTCTAAAAGGAGAACACAACATGTTCGGATTTATTAAAAAATTATTTGGCGGTGACGCTAGTCTTAACAAAGAAGTGGGTGTGCAAATTGAACAAGTTTCTGCACCATATAAAGTAGAAACAGTTGCACCTGTTGCTGAAAAGGCAGTGGCAGCAGTAGTAAAGAGTATTGCTAAACCTGCACCAAAAAAGAAGTATTACTCAAAGAAGAAGCCTGCAGCTAAAACTGCCAGCACCCCAAAATCAGCTGCTAAAAAGCCCAAAGCAAAACCAGCAGTTTAATTTTTAAGAAATCCCCTTAATTGGGGATTTTCTTTATAGAATTCCCATTTTGACAGCACAGTTGTAGACCTGCTCACTAGCAAGATTCTTGCCCTTGGCTTCTACCATGATGTCAAAGT